GACATTAATTCAATCTCCAAAAGGGGGGTTTAACCAAAGCATAAAAAAGCAAAATAAATGAGAGCAAAGTCATTGAAAACAAAAGAACTTCAAGGTACATTGATACCTTCCCGTATTAAATCCTTTTCTGGTAGCCCAGTCGGCAGGTCATTGTTAAAACTGAATGAGGACGAGGTAAAGATTTATGAGAAATTAAAAGAACACTTACAAGCTCACAAGGCAAGCAAGGACGTTGATGACATTTTTTTGAGCATTGCTACGCGTGCCATTGGTCATCTACTTTATAATGCCGAGGTTCTTGCAGTTGCCGGTGCAGTTATGGTGCATCCAAACGGTGCAAGGCAAGTTAGTGCCGAATGGACTGCATTTAAGCAATCTATGGATATGTTTTTGGAGATTAGCAAGAGTTTAGGACTTGATCCGGGCAGCCGTTTAAAATTGGACTACTTTAGAGATAGTAACGAAGATGAAGACGATGAGATAGCTAAACTTTTAAAAATGAACTAATGAAACAAGGCATTTTTGAAACATTGACCTTTATTATTGTTATGACTATAATGGTCACAGGTTTAGCCGTTCCTTTTTACTATTTATGGAATTGGTTGTTTGTAAAATTCTTTTGGTTTGATTTTATTGATTACTTAGAGGCAGTTGGCTTTGTTAGCTTTCTTTTTCTATTTAGATTTATTGCCATAGAAATTAAAACACCTAAATGAAGTTTATTGAGGATGTTGTATCGGGGCGTTTAATATTAGGCAACTATGCAAGGCTGGCAGTTGACAGGCATTTAGCTGATTTAAAAAATAACGATTGGGAGTATGTTTTTTCAGAGGAGAAGGCAACCAGGGCTTTCTCCTTTATTTCTGCACTGCGCCACACCAAGGGCGAGTTTGCCGGGCAGCGGTTTAACATTCAACCTTTCCAAGAGTTTTTTATAAAGGTATTGTTTGGATGGCAGAAAAAGACTGGTGGCAGACGATTCCGCAAGGCTTACCTTGAAATAGCAAGAAAGAATGGTAAGACTGAGTTAGCAGCTGCGATTGCAGTTTATTGTTTCCTGTTAGACAATGAAACGGGAGCGGAGGTGTACACTGCTGCAACTACTCGTGACCAGGCAAGGATTGCTTTTGATACGGCTAAAGTATTTTTAAAGAATTTAAAGAATGATTCTAAGACATTTAACAAGTTAGTTAATGTTTTAAAGTATAATTGTAATGTACCTACGACTAATTCTAAATTTGAATCAGTTTCATCTGATGCTGATACTTTAGATGGATTAAATCCCAGTTTTTGTTGCATTGACGAATTTCACGCGCATAAAAATTCAGACGTTATAAATGTGATGGAGACTGGCATGGGTTCAAGAATACAACCATTACTCCTTATTACTACCACTGCTGGCTTTAATCGGGAAAGTCCTTGTTATTTGTATAGGAAGGTAATGATTGATATTTTGGAAAATAGAAAGGTGGATGAATCTGTATTTCCATTATTATTTTGCTTAGATGAAGGCGACGACTGGCAGGATAAAAAGAATTGGACGAAATCCAATCCTAATCTTGGCGTAACTCCGTACATAAGTTACATGGATGACCAATTTCAAAAAGCATTGAATGAGGGAGCGTCTAAACAGATTCAATTCATGACTAAAAATCTAAACGTATGGACATCTACCTCCTCCGTTTGGATTTCGCAAAGCTACATTGATGCAACAAGGTTATTTATTGATGATGCTACGCTGTATAATAAAAAATGCTTTGCTGGCTTAGACCTTGCCTCAACGCGTGACATTTGTGCATTGGTACTTTGTTTTCCGGTACAAGAAGGTTTATCTAAACCACATATAAAATCTTATTACTTTTGCCCAGAGGACAATGTGAGAGAGCGATCTCTTAGTGATGGTGTTCCATATCTTCAATGGCAACAAGATGGACATTTAACAATGACTGATGGTAACGTAACTGATTACGATTTCATAAAGAATAAAGTAATAGAAATAACGGCTAAGTATAAAATAGAGTGCATTTGTTTTGATAGATGGAATGCCTCGCAGCTTGTTATCCAATTAACAAATGATGGCGCAACAATGAAACCATTTGGTCAAGGCTTTATTTCTATGTCTGCTCCAACCAAGGAGGTAGAAAAATTGTTTTTATCTCATGAAATTACACACGATGGCAATCCAGTATTGGAATGGATGATGAGCAATGTTATGTTGCGGTTAGATCCTGCTGGCAACATTAAAATAGATAAAGCAAAGAGTACAGAGAAGGTAGATGGAGCGGTAGCGATGGTTATGGCCTACGCACAGATAATGCAAGGAGATAGACCAACAATATACGAGGGCAAGGAAAGGGAAGGAGGATTGTTAATGTTATAAAATGTACCTAATTAAAATAAAAACCTTTTAATTATGGAAAAATTAATGGCAAAGCATGAGTACGCTCAACAGGTTAGACAAATTAATTCAACAAGCGGATATTTTCATAGGTTTTACGAGTTATCCGGAGAATGTCGTACACATCAAGAGGCATGGATAAAATTGGAAGAGGAAAGAGATGAGTTTGGATTGGATGAGAAATATAAGACCTACGAAAGTTTTAGAAAAGCAAAAAGCAATTATATGATGATACGCTTTGTTTAAGATGTTACCATAACTCCTTTACTTCATACTATCTTGGTTTATATTTGCCGCATGGGAATAATTAACTCCATGCGGTCTTTTTTTTCTAATACTCGTGCCAGTATTGAAAATCCAAGTACACCAATAAACGGTGATACATTAGGCGCATTATTTCAAAGAGGATCTGCAGCTGGTGTTGCGGTGGATGAATATTCAATCATAGGTCTTCCTGCATTTTACCGTGCTACACAAATACTTGGAGGTGTTGTTGCATCTATTCCTTTTGACATTATAGAAAAATTGGATAATGGTGGCACAAGAATTGCAACCGAACATCCTAACTACAAAATAATAGCAAGAGAGCCATCGGAGTTATATACCTCACACACTTTTTATAAAACAATGGTGTTGCATTACTTGGCTCATGGTGCATTTTACGCAGCCATCAATAGGAATAGCATAACTACAAGAATAAACAGCCTTACTATTTTAAATCCTACCAAAATGGAATTAGGATATAATAGTAGGAATGAATTGATATTTAAAAATAAGGAAAATAACAAGACATATAGAGGTGACAATATCATCTATATACCTAACCTTGCGTGGGATGGTGTTAAGGCTTTGTTAGTGCCAGACGTTCACCGTGACAACTTTGGGTTAGCTTTAGCTAATAGAAATTATGGTGCTAACTTTTACAAAAATGGAGCGCATCTAAACGGTGTTTTAAAACATCCTGGAAGATTAACTAACGAGGCATACGATAGATTAAAAGGTAGCTTTAACCGTGCTTTTGGTGGAAGTCAAAACGCTGGAGGTACTGCTATTTTAGAGGAAGGCATGGACTTTCAAAAAGTAGGTCTTAATCCTGCCGATGCAGCATTTAACGAAACAAAGAAAGCTACTATCTCTGACATTGCTCGTATAACTGGTGTTCCTGGTGTTTTATTAGAAGATATGGAAAAGGCAACATTTGGCAACATGGAGCAACTTAGCCAAATGTTTGTAAACTATACAATAATGCCTTTATGTGAAACAATAGAGGCAGAGTTTAATAGGAAGATATTTTTTGAGGCAGAAAAGTACACTTATTGTACACGTTTTAATCTTGATGGATTATTAAGAGGTGATATAGCAGCAAGATCATCTTATTATACTACGATGCGTAATGTACTGGCGATGTCACCTAACGAAATTAGAATTAAGGAAAATATGAATCCATACACAGGTGGAGATAGTTATGAATTGCCTCTTGCATCTAACATAAAGATAGAACCTACAAGCGATGCCATATAGTAACTATCCACAATCCGCAACTAATGCAGCAAAGAAAGCATTGCAGCATAAAGAAGATAATGGCAGCCAGTGTGGTACCAGTGTAGGCTGGACAAGAGCAAGGCAGTTATCAAGCAGAGATGCATTAAGTGATGATGAAGTGATTAGGACATATAGTTTTTTAAGCAGAGCCAAGGTATATGACCAAGGCAAATATTTTGATGAAGATGATAATGAAATATGCGGTTCAATCATGTATGACGCTTGGGGTGGCTCAACCATGTTGCCCTGGGCAGAAAGAACGGCTAATAAAATAATGGACGAAAGGTCAAAAGAAGAAACTATGGAAAAGAGAAGTATAAATTTTGAACTAAGGGCTAAACCGGAAAGCCGTACTATCTTCGGCACTGCCACAGTGTTTAACTCTTCCTATGACATGGGATGGTATGATGAGGAAATGTCATCTGACTCATTAAATGAAGCTGACATGAAAGATGTAGTTGCTTTGTTTAATCATGACATGAACATGGTATTGGCAAGAACAAGCAGTGGCACATTAAAGCTAAATGTCACAGGCAATGCGATGGAGTACGAATTTGAGGCACCAAACACTTCTTTAGGTAATGACCTTTTAGAAATGGTTAAACGTGGTGATGTTTATCAATCATCATTTGCCTTTACAGTAGAAAAAGAAAGTTGGCAAGAAAGGGAAGGTAGTAAACCAAAAAGAATTATACGTTCTATTAAAAAAGTGTACGATGTTTCTCCGGTAACTTATCCTGCTAACCCAGACACAATGGTAGCAAAGAGAGGCTACGATGCTACAAAGCAAATAGATGAAGATTTGCAAAAAGTAATTGATATATCTGTTGAATCAGAAATTAATATACAAAATGAATTACGCAGGAATGCCCTGCACTTACTTAAATTAAAAA